CAGTGCACTGGATATCACTCCCATACCTGATACTCTGGATCCCACTGTATATGCCAATGCCAGTGGAAGGAATTTGCCGCGCAACACAGAGCAAACTGGATTTGCATTTGCATTTTTGCCAGGCAGTACCATCAATGTCAGTCCTTATATTCAAAATTGCAGCAGCATCAGCGGTGATCCAGGCACAGGCAGCGGTGTTTATCCTGGAGGAGGCGGCGTGCTTGTTGACAGCAATAAAATCAACAATCAAACCAGCAGATTGCACAGCATAGTAGTAGATGCATTCACACAGATAAATTTGGGTGGCATAGGCGTCAAAGTAGTAGGCAAAGGTTATATGCAATTGGTGAGCTTCTTTGTGAATTTCTGCCAATTTGGGATCCTGTGTGTGGATGGCGGACATGTTACTCTGCTCAACAGCAATTGCAGTTTTGGCAATTACGCACTCTGGAGTGAAGGTTATAGATTTTTAGATAATGCCCCCTACGGAGGTGCGCCAGGAAGTGTCAACCAAACCTGGCAAGTTTCCAGTGCCAATCAATTAACCTGGACCACCGATCCCAATTACAAAGCCTATAATGATCAGTTGAGTGATCTCACTGTTACAGTCACTCCTGCCACTGCCACAGTGTATCGTGTTGAATCCATTGCTGATGGTAGCAACAACAACAGCATTCTTACTCTAAATGTAGCACCCCCACCATCAAGCCAATTGCAAATACGTACAAGATTTGGTAGCTTGGTTGAAGCAAGCAGTTATACCATGAGCTATGCTGGAGCCGGCCTGGATTACCACAGTTTAAGTGCCAGCCAAGGCGGCACAGGCAGATCAGATCCCAATAAATATACTATTGCCAAAAAACAAGCAAGTATTGAAAGTGCAACTACTTTGGCAATCTACGGTAGAATTTATCACACAACCACTGATGAAAGTGGAGATTTTTATGTGGGATTAATAACTCCTGGAGAGTTTAACAGCCTCACACAAATACAATCATCAGCTAGGCCAAGTTTTAGAATTAACCAGAAAAAAGGTGCTATTGATGGTAGAGCATTTTACCAGAGCATTTTTGGATTTATGGCACCATTCATACTAGCATTGACACGACGCGGAAAATAACACAAACAGTGAGCTGAACAATGGCAACACCGCCCATCTTTAAATTTAAAAATATCAAAGTAAAACTTACAACAAGTGATACCCCCACATTCATATATGGCGTCAATTCATATGTGGCAGGCAACAACACTCTGGACAGCGGAATTGCACCAGCTGATATTACCAGCGTGGTGTTGACTGTGCAAATCAGCAATTTACTGTCTAATAATGTATTAGTTGATGTATTAGTTCAAAATTCTCAGTCACTCACGTTCAACTCTGCTAATGCGTACTACCTGGTGAAGGCCTATCCAGTGGTACCAGCCAATGCGTTTGACCCTTTGAGTGGCAATCTCTCCTTGGGCGCAAATGATCAAATTTGGGTCAAACCCAGCCAAGCTAACGGATGTGATGTTGTGGTAAGTCTTCTAGAAATTGCCAATGCAACAGCCAGCTAACACAAGGATAAGATAACCATGCCCAGATTACTTGATACACGATTGATTGGTTATGACATTGCAGATGTGAAATCCCGTTCATATGGTAATGCATCTCCTGGTCAAATTTTAAGAGTATCTCAGGATGGCCAGAGTATGGAACTGGGTACAGTGAATCAAGCTGCTATTACTCCTCTGAGTTTAGACAGTGTGCAGACCAGAACAGGATTGAGTATTCAACAATATTTGGCATCAACTTGGGTGGATATCACGCCAGGAACAATGTTCAGCACCATTTATGGTATAACATATGGTGCAGGAACCTTTGTTGTGGTGGGAGAAAGTGCTGGCCAAGCCAGGATAGCTGTGGGATTTATGAATCCAGATACGTCAGGGTTTGGGTTTACTGCTGTGCCTTTGACTGATTATTTGAATGGTGGTAATCCATTGGTACTTGGATCAGCAGTGTATGGTGTTATTTTCGCAGAAGATCAATTTATAGCATGTGGTGCTGGTGGGTCCATTATCTCCAGTCCAGACGGATTCAACTGGACGCAAAAACGATCTGGCGGCACTGAGGTATTTTTTAGGGCAGCGTATGCCCCAGATATTGGGTATGTGTTTGTGGGAATGACCAATCTTAATACCACTGCAGAACCAGGAATCACTGTGTTCAGCTCTGATCTTGTTCAATTTAATACTTTGGCTACAAGCGCTCTGGGTGCTGGTGTGCCTGTATATGGGGTATCTTGGGGCAATGGGACCTTTATAGCAGTTGGTGGCGTTGTGTCCGAACCTGCTCAATTTGGTGCTATTTTTGAGAATCATATTGCCACCAGTCCTGATGGACAAACATGGACTCTCAGGCAAACTACCCCGGTCAAAACAAACAGGGCACATTACACTGTGACGTATGGAAATGGCAGATGGATAGCAGGTACCAGCCATAGCCCTAGTGCCAGTGAATCCTGTATAATTGTTAGTCGTAATAATGGAGTAAGTTGGGAACTGCAAGACACCCTGGATATAGGTAATAGTGTACAAACAATATCATATGGTAATGGACTGTTTGTATCAGGTGCCATTAACAAGATAGGATACAGTCCAGATGGACTCAATTGGGCGCCCGTTACACCTCCTGATACTTTTTGGAGTAGTTTGGCAGCAGGTGATCTTTATATCTCGGCAGGAGCATGGGGTAATGGTATTTTCTTACTAGCCAATCGCGGGGGACGAATAATAAGATCACAGACAATTGTGGAAAGGTTTGTAACTAGCGGTGGCGGTGGTGGCGGTGGTGGTGGTTCTACTGGACCATTGCCAGTGGGCACTATACCTTTTGTGCCCAATCCAGGTGATGTGGGATCGTATACGCTGGCTGTGGCCTACGATGAAAATAATGGAGGCATACAAACAGCCTACCCAGGTACAACCAAGGAAGCAAATCAATTGAGATTGGCTGGAATAATTCCTGTGAGTGACTCATCTGGAACTTTGAATACCATGGGCACCTACAATAGTGAGGGAAATTTAGTGGCTACGTGGACTGGAATTTGGAAAAACATGGGAACAGCCTGCGGAGAAGGTTTGACCATCGCCCAGGGAGACACTAACAAGACGTTGATAGTATGGGGTCTATGGATGAGAATTTCCTAACGGGGTGAGGATGTTAGAGTCAACAAACATCACGCTTGTGTGAACAAGTACTAAATATTTCCATGAAGATTTTCGAAGTAGAAGCCGCTTATTATACACCTGAAGATGACAAGTATAGCCAATTGCAATTGGATGATACTCGTCGTCCCAGAATAACTCTTGCACACCTCAACAAGCTTAAGAAAATGCGAGCAGCTAGACAGTTGGAAAATCTAGTACGTAGAGATGTACTGGAATTAATTTATGGAGCCCCTGCAGAAGAAGCAGGAGGCATGCCAGGTCTATAAGATTTCTCACTGAAATCATACTAGATATCAAACCCTACTTAAATATATGTTGAGTCTGACCACTTTACCAAAGGAGACACTCATGGCAAATGCAAAGCTGATGAAGGTAATGGAATACCTCATCAATGAACAAGAAGACAAAGCCCAAGAATTGTTGCATCAAATTTTCCTGGAAAAAGCTCGCGCTATCCATGAAGAAATGATGAGCCACGAAGACATGGAAGAAGACATGTTGGGTGGCAACAAAGGCGATCACTGGGCTCATGATATTGAAGATAACCAAGACGAAATCAACGCTGAAGAACACTATGCTCCCATGGAAGGCATGGACACGGAAGAAGACACTGACGATGCTGTGGATGATCTAGGCGATGAGCTGGAAGTCACAGACATTGACGATGTTGATGACATGGATGCCGATGACGAAGATGAAGAAATTGAAGTGGACATGGACGATGAACATGACACGGACATGGACTCAGAGCATGCAGACGGCGATGAAGAAAGAATTTCTGACCTAGAAGCTGCTATCGAAGAGCTCAAGGCAGAATTTGAAGCCCTCAAGCACGAAGAATCTGGTGAACAAGAACATCACGACGAAATGGACGCTGATACAGAGGTTGAAGAAGCCTGGGAAAGCGACATGGATGAAAGTGACGATTTTGATGGACTGAGCGAAAACGTTGACCTAGATGTTGTGCATGCAGCAAAGGGTGGAGAAGTAGGCAGTGGCAAATTTGCCCGTGCAGAAACCAACACCAAGAGTCCAGTTCCCACCAGCCAGAAAGACACTATGGGTGCCAAGCCTGTGGTCACAGGCAAGGGTGCCAAGCACACTGGTTATGACCTGCAAGGTGCTCCCAGCAGCGATAGCATGGGTGCCAAGGCCAACCGCAGGAAGGCAACTGATGGCATGAGCGCTGTCAGCAAGGAAGGCAACAGCAAGGCCCTGCTAAACAAAGATCGTAGTGAAGGCTTTGGTGCTGGAAACCCCAAGAGCCCCATCAGCGGAAGGGTTCGCTAACAATTGAATTAAAACTGCCAGAAATTATCCATTTCTGGCAGTTTTGTTCAAAATCACAGGTTTTGGTAGCTAACTCATACAGATAACCAAAACACTTTTAAATAACTGTGATATTGTAATGCCAAGGAAAACAAATGGCTCTAATTTTACAAGAACACCTGAGATTTGATGATGCTGGATTCAAACTCCTGACCGAAGGTCAGGAAGATGGATCCAAGAAGCTATTCATGGAAGGCATCTTCATCCAGGGTGGAATCAAGAATCACAACGGGCGTGTTTATCCCGTGGATCAAATCCGCAAGGCTGTGGAGACGATCAACCATTGCTGTAATTCAGACAATGGAGTTCCAGGTGAATTGGATCATCCCCAAGAACTACAAATTCATTTGGACAGAGTGAGCCACAATATTGTCAAAATGTGGATGGATGGCCCCAACGGCATGGGCAAGCTCAAGCTGCTGCCCACTCCCTGCGGTCAAATCGCAAAAACGTTGCTGGAAAGTGGAGTCAAATTGGGGGTTAGCTCTCGTGGATCTGGCAATGTGGACGACCTAGGCAATGTTTCAGATTTTGAAATGTTGACCGTGGACATAGTGGCCAAGCCCAGTGCCCCCAGTGCATATCCTGTTCCAGTATATGAAGCACTGCAACACAGAAAGTTTGGCAACAACATCATGGATCTGGCCGAAAGTGTGCGTCACGATGCTACTGCTCAGAAGTATCTCAAGCAAACACTGCTACGCTGGGTTGATGAGTTGAAGATTTAACAAGGAGATCCCAATCCTATGGAAAAGAACCTACAAGAACTTCTTGAGAGTGAAGTCCTGGGCGAGGAAACTCGCACAGCACTACAAGAAGCATTTGCCCAAAAGCTCAAGGAAGCAGAGCACAAGCTGGAAGAAAGCTATGCTGTGCGTTTTGAGCATGAAAGAGCAGTTCTTGTGGAAACCATGGACACAATGTTGAACAATGTCATCCGCAAAGAACTAGATGAATTTGCCGAAGACAAACGTTCAGTTGCTGCACAAAAAGTCAAATTGGCAGAAGCCAACAGACGTGCTCGCAAAGTTTACGAACAAAAGCTGGCCAAGAATGTACAAGTCTTGGAAAATTTCATGCTCAAGCAAATTGCTGGTGAAATAACTGAGTTCAGAGACGACCGCAAGCAGTTGGCAGAACAACGTGTCCAAATGGCCCAAGAACTTAATGAAAGCCGTGCAACAGCACAACAGGCATTTCAAGATAAAATCACAAAGCTGGAAAATTTTGTGCTCAAGCAATTGAGTGAAGAAATTTCTGAATTTGTTGCTGACAAGCAAGCACTGGTAGAACAGCGTGTGAAGTTGGCTGCTCAAGCCAAGGCAAAGTTGGATGAAACACGCCAGAACTTTGTAAACAGAGCAACAGCAGTTGTTGACAAGACCCTGAACGAAGTAATTCGCAAGCAGTTGGTAGAATGGAAAGATGATATCAAAATTGCTCGTGAAAACAACTTTGGTCGTAAAATCTTTGAATCAGTGGCAGCTGAATACATGAGCTCATATTTGAGTGAAGGTACCACCACCAAGAAACTGCAAAAACAATTGCAAGAGATAACTCAACAATTGCAAGAGGCTCAAACCCATCTACAACAAACCACTGTCTTGGTGGAGAGTGAAAGAAGGGCTGCAACTATTGCTCGCGAGCGTACTCAGAGAGTGGAAGTTCTCAACGAACTACTCAGTCCCCTGAGAGGCGACAAGCGTGCAGTGATGGAAAATCTTTTGACTGATGTCAAAACCACCAATCTCAAGGAAGCTTTCCATCGCTATATGCCCAGTGTGCTCAACAATCAAGCACCAGCCCCTAAAAAGGCATCCAATGCTGGATCCACACGCACAGTGGCACACTCCGGAGACCGAGTCAGTCTTGTGGAGCAACAGACACCCAAAATTGAAGATGATCAAGATCTTCAAAACATTTTGTATTTGGCAGGCATGACTGCCAAAGCACACTAAGGAGAACGACCCAATGAAAGGCAATCTTTTTGAAGCCAATTGGAACCTCACTAAACAAGCCCTTTGCGAAGGCCTAACTGGTAACCGCAAAAAGGTTATGGATGTGGTTCTAGAGAACACCAAGAGAGACCTCAGCAGCCGTGCTGGAGTACTGCTCGAAAATGCAACCCCTGGTGCAACCAGCAGCGGCAACGTGGCAACCCTCAACAAGGTTATCCTGCCCGTTATTCGCCGTGTGATGCCCACTGTTATCGCTAACGAAATCATTGGCGTGCAGCCCATGACTGGCCCAGTGGGTCAGATCCACACTCTGCGTGTGCGTTATGCCGACAACTTTGGTGCCCCTGCTCCTGGTGTTGTGGCTGGTTCAGAAGCCCTGAGCCCATTTGATATTGCTCGCTTCTATGCAGGCAATGGCAACACTGCCAACCCCCGTGGTGCTGACACTCAGGTTCTTGAAGGCACTGCCGGCAAGAGACTGAACATCCAGATCCTCAAAGAAACTGTGGAAGCCAAAAGCCGCAAGCTCAGCGCCCGCTGGACCTTTGAAGCTGCTCAGGATGCTCAAGCTCAGCAAGGCATTGACATTGAAGCCGAAATCATG